CGAATGTTGTAAAGAACTATAGGTTGAGGGGTAACAAGACGGTGAATTTGAGCTTCGAGGGGGTTCTCTCTAAACCTTTCTTTACGGGTGAAAAGACCGTGATGGTTCCCATGCCCAAACCTCAAAAACCTGTCATCATCATGGTTCCTAAAAAGAAAACTCCAGTGAATCAACTGACTGCGATGGCACGGGCTATAGCGGTAATGAAGGCGAAACCACAAAAACGAAAACTCATTACCCGTCGAAAATAAATGTATAGTTATGATATAAAACAATGTTGGCGTTCATCATTCTCGTGATTATCAATATCATCATTCTATTGAAAACTAATCAGGTCAGTTCCACGTCAGGGGATGGAAAGGGTTGGACTGTATTCGGAACCATGGGTTGTGGTTGGACCGTGCGCCAACTGGAGTACATGAAAAAGAACGATAAACCCCATACATTTGTCGATTGTGACAAGGGGAAATGCAAGGATATGAAAGCTTTCCCTACACTAAAGCACCCCAATGGTGAGATTACAGTGGGGTACAAGGAGGTCTAAATTATTTATTACTTATAAGTTGACTGATTCAACTTATCAATAACGAAGGATTTCCTTGAATTTTATATAATTTTTTTAGATACCGCGGACGACCTGGAGAGAAAGCGCGAGTATGAACGCGTCGAGTAAGGTAGCGATAGGTTTAAGAACAGTGATATGCGTCACCAGAGATTTGTTCCATACAACACGGAGAATAAAGGTGCTTACTAAAAGTGTCAACACAAAAGTGAGAATTTCGATTAGAATTTCTTTCTTAGTACGAGCTTTGGAAACTTCCTGAATCATTTATTATTTATAAATATTTTTTTTCTGACTAAAATACAAATGAGTAGACTACCACTAAGTGGTTTTGAATCTAAATTTACAAATAAAAAATGGGGAACATCGATAGGTATTGGAAATAATAATTGTTACGCTTACGCTGTGGGTGATTATGAAGCTTATAGATGGCAAAAGTCGATCCCAGGTGATCGTTCTGGTCTTTCTAACCTTAACCACACTTACACACACTGTAAAGATTTACCGAAACGCGTTATTTCGGATAATCCAAAGAAAGTCTATAAAGTCAAACCCGGTGAAAAGTGTAAAAAGGGGTATTTTAAGATAATGATGTTCGTTTCTCCAGGGAGACCAACAAATTACATTCGCCAAGGGGACTTCCACTTCTACAAACAACACGGTGTTGTTGAGTACAAAATTAAAAACGGTGACACGATAGCATCCGTAGCAAAGTTCTTTAAAGCACCTGAATCACGGATAAAGAGGGCTGGTACATTTAGAATAGGTAAGCGTATCATCTTCAAGGCTAATATATTCAGTCACAAGCGTGGGTGGGCAACTGGACCACTCCTTACCGACGCTAAAGGTAAAATTATAACAGATCCTCGTAAAGCATCTAGAGATTACCCTGGGTTAAATTATGAAACATATTGTTCCTCATTCTGCGTCAAGGATAGTGGGATCAAAGTCGGTAAGACTCATCCCAAGGTCCGCAAGAACACTACCTAGGTCGGGTTGATTTTCAATGTCAAATGTTAGATCAAATAAATCTAAAACATCCAAAATTGTCCCTTCATGTAATGATACAGAATTTGAAGCTGCTGTAAAATTATTTTGAATCGTAACGATAATTTTAAATTGAGATGCATCAAAAACTTTTCTGCATGTGGGGCATGTATTTTTACCTTGTGATTTCCATTTCTCTAGACAGTGGGAATGAAATATATGTCCACAACGAATCGGAGGATTGTTCCTCGTTGACCTGACTTCGTTTAGACATATCACACATGTCGACATTCTAGAGTATGATTTTAAAGTTTTTACGGCGATTTGACTCAATAAGTTTTAGATGGTTTAAAAATTTTATCACATGAATCACATTTATTACCTTGATATTCATTCTGCAATTTGGTAATCAATTCTGGACCAGACTTCTGAAGAAGTTGACGGTAAGAATAGTTATCTTCTGGACGGATACCATTCGCATTCATGATGAAATTGTTTGTGAGATTAGAAGCACTGTTTAGAGTAAAGCATCTACCGTCAGCCATTCCAAGTCGTTGAGACATTTTTAATATATGATTAGAAATTAATCTTCCTATTTTCAATTGTATACATCCACGATTTAAACCCTTTTTCTCTGATGTATTTCATCATAGAATCATTTTTGTAACCCAAATATACATCAAAAACGTCAGTCTCAACTGTACGAGACACTCTCACCTGAGGTTCTTCGTTAATATGTTGGTTGATAATATTATAACCAAATGCAATTTCTTTTAAGTTTTCTGCACCTGTAATAATAATCTTACCCGTGCTGAATATACTAACGGTTATTTCTTTCATGTCCTGTGCAGGTTTAAATTTAACTTTAACAGCTGAATAACGATCAGGTTCAAATGACACTTTGAAAATTTCTGAATTTTTTTCAAAGTGTTCTGTAACTTTAATAAGATTAAGATTGTAATTCAAACTGAAATTTGAATTAATCATAACAATCCTATATGAATCAAGAGGAATGTTATCCATATCAAGAAATTTCTTGAGAATATATGAAAGTTGAATAATGATTCGTTTGCAATCAAATAAGTCACAACACCCAGCAACTTGTACACTCCCATTTGGGAACAATTTTACAGACTTTGTACTATATTGATCATGGTAAGTAAGTGTAATCTGATTATAAAATGTAGTTGGTTTAAGCGTCCATTCAAATGAACTATCCGTATCTACACCGTCTCTTTTTAATTTTAAGGATCCAATATTTTCAAAAATAGTTCGAAGTTTTTTAATATCGATGTCTTGCATAAACTTCGATACCATAGTAATTGTCGTAATTTTTATTAACGATGGTTTAAACTCATCTGGAATCTTATCCCTGAACTCATTTAATGTTAAAAGATAAGAAAAACTATTATTTGCAATAGATGAATACATTTTTTCTTGAAAATTATACACTTTAAATTGACTTAGGTTATGTATTTAAAGATTATAATGTTATGGTGTTTATGGGAAAAGATGTGTATAGAACCGGTATAGTTGAAGGATTCTTTCCAGATAATCCACCTAAACGGGAAGACTTCTTCAAATGGTTTAAAAGTATAAAAAAGTATATAAAAGATAATGACTTAGATGTCCAAATGTATATTTGTGGTAAATTCTTACAAAATCCAAATAAAACGAAGGATGTTGATATTATACTATATCATTTAGATGTTAAGAATTTCAAACATGAACAACTTTTGAAAATGAGAGACTTAATGATTCATTCTGTAAAAACTGGATATGAAAATGAACTTATGATAGATATAAACATGTACTTACCTTATGATAATGATGGAAATTTTTGGGTTAAACCGACAGATTACTTAAAAATTGGTAAAATTAAAACACAGACGTTGTCTTATTTTGACAAAGTATATATAAATGATATTTTGGTACAAGATTTAAACCAATGTTTTGTTGATGTAAAAATGATTGATGAAAATTTATATATGAACACATGTATGTCACCTGACGATAAGGAGACCGATAAAATTTCAAGGGGTATATTTTATAAAGACCCAATTAGACTAATCTAAGGTAGAGAATATGTATAAACGACGGGTGATGGAGTGGTCTCAGACCCACGGTTTTCAGACTCTTTAAGAACCTCTATGTCATTTTCTTTGATGATAAACCCTGGAACATATACAGGTCTCCAATGTTCAATATCAAATTTTTTTACTTTATTTTTCATCGTGACAGTAAAAACCTTTGTATCTTTTGGTAATGTATCTTTATTCCACGCGGTCCATGTAATATCTCTATCATTATCTGTTATGGGGTGCAAATCATGCATTCCAGTTGCACCTTCTGCACATTCATAACTACCAGGTTTACTGTTACATATAGCCTGATCTGGTGTTATGTGTATTGTAACGTGGTCTTCTGTCAATCTGACATCGTCAGCTTTGATATCTGATATATGAAGATTATAGTTTTTGTGATGATTGGGTACATTAATTATAAAATCATACTTGTACTCGTCTGGTTCTGGTTCTGGTTCTGGTTCTGGTTCTCTAGATGACATCATATAAGCTACCACAGATGACACAATGCAAAGTAATAGTATTATTATTATGGTTATATGTATCTTTTTCATATATAAATAAACAACTATTTTAACTTAGAGATATAAAGGGTAATAAAATATATGACTTCCTTTATACGATCAGCTAAATTTATATATGATGTTGATACAGGTATAGATTTTGTAGAATTCATTTATGATCGTTACGTAAATAACACAGGATATGAAGTATATACTGATTATATTTTTACTCGCCCAGTTGGTGATTGGACTATTATAAATTCTAAAAAATGTAGTATTCCGTATGAGAAATTTTTAGATACGATGGTTGAAAAAACAATCGAAGTTTATCATAAAATGGCTGAAATATTGATTGATAATATACTTGTGAATAAACAAAAAATCAATACATATATCCGAATGATACATGCATTGAAAATATTGGATTCGACATTTCAACCACCTTTCATTAACCTAAAGGTTAAATGGCAGAGAGATATGATAATTAATTTTTGTTTAAATGACCTAAGGGATGTCATAGATACTTGCGGTGATACACAGAGACTAAAGTATTTCACTAAAGTAATAAAAAATATAGAATCAGACTTATCACAAGAAGTATGATAAATTTAACTAATTTAGTCGATATATGATACACGCGTTCCACAGGAACCATCCGTTTTCCTTCACATTTTTTTAATGTACTTGTCTCATTAGCATCTTTACATAAACCATAATCACAGAATACGCTTTTATCTACGACAAATGTTTCATCTTCAATCTTCTTAATAGAAAAATCATCAAAAACTCCTGTCTGTCTCACATTTCCTGGAAGGGAGAAGTCATGTATGACAAAAGGATTTATAACATCATTTGCATTTTTATCATCGATCATAAAATTACTCATCGGTTACTTTTTACTTAGATAATAATTCTTAGTTTTGACCTTTTCGCTATGCTCTTCCCACATCTTGTCGAGATCAACGTCTAACATGTGTGCTAATTGAAAAAGATAACTGAAAACGTCACCCATTTCCATCATTATATCAGTTCCACGTTCCTTTTTCAAATTCATTTTTTTATATGTTTTTTTATGCTGTCTGATCGCTGATGCCAGCTCACCAAATTCTTCTGTAAGTAGTAGCCATACAGTATCAACTGCGACTCTATCCCATCCTTTAGATTTACATACTTTTTCAGTTTCTGTCTTATAATAGTTTAAACTCATGCTTACTAGTAAATATATGCAAATCTTTAATTGATACCAATCTTGTTATTAATTGGCATTTTTGTTCCAACTGTACTCGTGTTTATAGGTTTATCAATTGGTCGTAGGGGGCTGTCAATGTCTTCAACATAACTTAAAAACTGAGATACACCAGTTTGAATTTGTGATACAGCGGTAGATATAACACGAGAATTCATCATTGTCACCTGCTCATTAACACGGGAATAGTGATCACCTGCATTATTAATGAAAATTACTCGCATTATACTGTACAAATCATCCATGTTCTGATAATCTATAGCGATACCAGTTTTATTTTTGAAAGCCTGACGAATACCACGCTGAAGAAGATTCTGATTAAATTCAGAAAAAAATAAAGTATTCAACGGCGTTTCACATTGTTTCATGGAATCAAGGTGGAGGTTATCACACATTTAATATACACTCGGAAAAAAAACTTGGTATATATTAAATGTTGAACATTGCTGATTTTGATGAAGTGTATGCCAGTAAGCCAGATGTCGTGGACGAAATACCCTGTAAACCTCCAGCCTGCTTCGTTGGTTCTTACGCTCCCGTGGCTAAGGCTGGTGAAATGGGACCATTTTTCGTGAACACTTACCTTCTCCAGCCTAACCGAAAGTTTGAGACTTTTGGAACCGTCGCTGTTCGCAGCAAGGATCTTGAATGTAAGAAGTAAGTTAAAAATAAAAACCTAAATATAAATATTCAGGATGAAGGTTGTAAAACGCTCAGGTCGTATTGAGGAAATGAAATTTGATAACGTCACCAATAGGATCAAGAACTTAACGTATGAACTCTCTGAAAAATGCGACTCTTCGAAGGTTGCACAACAGGTATTTTCTTCTATGTACGATAACATTACCGCCCAAGAAATTGATACCCTTTCCGCTGAAATCTGTGTTGGTATGATCACATCCGAACCTGATTATGAAGTTCTCGCCACCCGTATCGTTGCGAGTAATATCCAGAAGGTCTGCCCTAATAACTTTCATCTCGCTATGCGAAAGCTTCACAAGGCTAATATAGTGACAGATGAAGTTGTGGAAGTTGCCCAACATGTGAAGGATAAAATCAAAAGTGAAAGGGATTTTGATTTCGGGTACTTCGGTCTGAAGACTTTGGAGAAGAGTTATCTTCAGCGTGTTGATGGAAAACTCATTGAGACACCTCAATATATGTTCATGCGCGTCGCCATCGGTATTCACGGAAATGATATTCCATCTGTACTTGAAACGTACGATAAGATGTCACATGGGTACTTCATTCATGCCACACCAACCTTATTTAATGCAGGAACACCGCGTCCACAGATGTCATCCTGCTTCCTAATCGCAGGGAAAGATGATTCAATTGATGGCATTTATGGAACATTGACTGAGTGTGCTCAGATTAGTAAGTGGGCCGGTGGTATCGGTATGCACATCCACAACATCCGTGGTAACAAGTCTAAGATCAGGGGTACAAACGGCCAATCTGATGGGATTATCCCAATGCTCCGTGTTTTCAATGCGACTGCTAGGTACGTTAACCAGGCTGGTCGTCGTAAAGGGTCTATCGCCGTTTACATAGAACCATGGCATACTGATATCATGGATTTCCTTGAACTTCGTCTTAATCAGGGTGATGAAGAAGCTCGTTGCCGTGACCTCTTCTCAGCTATGTGGATCCCTGACCTCTTCATGAAGAGAGTAGAAGAGGGTGGTAAGTGGTCACTCTTTTGCCCAGACACAGCGAAGGGTCTCTCAGATGTCTACGGTAAGGATTTCGATGAGCTGTATACGAAGTATGAAGAGGAGGGTCTCGCCACATCGACTGTCCCCGCAGCTGAAGTATGGAAGGCAGTCCTTAGGTCTCAAACGGAGACTGGTACACCGTATATGCTTTACAAGGATGCATGTAACTCCAAAAGTAACCAGAAGAATTTGGGTGTTATCAAGAGCTCTAATCTATGCACTGAGATTATCGAGTACACTGATAAAGATGAGACCGCTGTGTGCAACCTGGCATCCATCGCACTTCCCAAGTATGTCAACAAGGAGACGAAGTCTTTTGACTATGAGAAGCTCCACGAAGTAACAAAGACTGTCACGAAGAATCTCAATCGTGTCATCGATCGGAACTTCTACCCCGTAGAGACTGCCAGACGCTCTAATATGAGACATCGCCCCATCGGTATGGGTGTCCAGGGTCTAGCGGATGTATTCATCTTGTGTGGTCTCCCATTTGACTGTGAAGCGTCTCGTCTCATGAATGCCCATATATTCGAGACTATGTACCATGCCGCCCTTGAGGCTTCCTCGGAACTTGCTGAAGTTGATGGTTCCTATGAAAGTTTCGAGGGATCCCCCGCATCCCAGGGTATTCTTCAACCCGATATGTGGGAAGGTGAAACTAAATTTAGTGGGCGCTACGATTGGGATGCGATGCGTGAGCGCGTGAAGACAAAAGGACTTAGGAACAGTCTTCTCATGGCCCCGATGCCTACGGCTTCTACGGCTCAAATCTTAGGTAACAATGAATGCTTCGAACCCTACACGACCAATATCTATCTGAGACGCACCCTCGCTGGTGAGTTTGTAGTTGTGAATAAACACCTCGTCGATGATCTCAAGAAGGTTGGTCTCTGGTCTAAGGAAATGAAAGATCTCATGGTGAAGGCTGGTGGATCCATCCAAAATATCGTGGATATCCCCGAGGATATCAAGAAATTGTACAAGACTGTGTGGGAAATTAGTCAGAAGTGTATAATCGATATGGCTGCGGATCGCGGTCGATTCATTGATCAGTCTCAATCTATGAATCTTTTCATTGAAAGTCCCACTATGTCCAAGCTCTCATCGATGCATATGTACGCATGGAAAGCGGGTCTCAAAACTGGGATGTATTACCTTCGTTCGAAGGCGAAAGCGCGTCCTATTCAGTTTAGTCTGGAACCTGATTGCGTAGCGTGTTCAGCTTAAAGTCTAGATTCTAATATAGAGTAACATGTCCAAGATTATAGAAGCTATTGATAACATTGAAATTGGAAAGTTTCATAATCGAAAAATTGTAATTTCTACTAAACAGGGAACACCTTTACGTATTCAATTTCCCCGCATGTACATGCCTTTTGGTGTATCAGGGTTTACTCCTGAAACCGGTCCAACTAAATATAACATAGATTTTGCATTAAAGGGGCACGATGAAGAGGATAATTACATTAAAACATTTTACAGTCATATTAAGCAACTTGAAGATAAAATTATAGATGAAGTTTGTAACCAATCCAATGAGATTTTCGGAAAGGAAATGAATAAAGATGAGTTAATAACAATGTTTAATTCTAATATTAAGGAAACTGTTGGTCGAGAACCAAAATTTAGAGTAAAAGTTGATACTGACCATAATGATATGATCAAAGCCAGTGTGTATAATGCTAATAAACAACCAATCAAATCTGAAATTATTAATAATCTCTATGCAAGAAATTCGGGACATGCTATCGTTGAAGTTAACAGTGTGTATTTCTTGAACAGGAAGTTTGGTTGCACTTGGAAGTTAAACCAACTCGTCGTGTACGAACCACAAAACCTTAAGGGTTTTCAATTTATTGTTTAAAAATTAAAAAATGGTATATCATTTGAGCCTCCTTAAGAAGTTTACCCTGTACCCTGATAAATTTCTTTGGGTCTAAGCCTAGTTTAATCTTAGCAATTTTTACAGAATCATCCCATTTAACGAGAGACATACTTACTTAATAGCTTTGATTATTTTTTTGTATGTCTTGCTACCCTTCTTGGGGACCAGACAGAAAGTCTCCTTCTTCTCAGCCTTCTCCTTCGCGACATCAATGAAAGCCTGGAACTTGGGGTTCTTTTTAAGGGACTTCTTCGCAGCCTTGCTGGCCGCCTTGGAAATGATGCGACCATCTTTCATCATCAAATCTTTCTTCACGAGACCACCAGAGGTGCTCTCAGCGTTACCGTGGAAAACTTCAGCGCGGGAACCAATCATCTTTTATATTACGCTTTGAAAATTTTCTTGATGTCCAATATGGAAATCTTATCACTCGTCCTGTTCACTGGTATTTGTTTTTCGATTCTTTCATCGTTAAGCACTCTTGAACATACGATCGATTTATGTCCTTGAAGCGCGAGAATCTCTTCTTCAACACTCACAAAACGCGTACACTCTTTGTAGATCAATTTCTTGACATACACTGGTTTAGTTTGACCCGTCCTGTGACACCTACCAATCGCCTGAAGCTCAGTCGCCGGATTCCACGAGGGTGCTGTAATGTAGACGCGTGTGGCTTCTTGGAGGTTGAGACCCTGACCACCACTCTTAATCTGTATGATAAAGACCGCACCTGGGTCAGCTTTTTTGAAACCCTCAATCTGCATAACCCTGTCATCTTTGGAGACTGACCCATCAATTCGAAACACCCGACCTTCCACATTTTTCTGGATGTGATTCATCTCCCCAATAAATTGACAGAAAATCAAAGATTTTTCAGAAGGGTGCGACTTAATCATATCAAATAGGGTCTCCATCTTATTGGAACGCCCAACCCACTTCTCTGATTGAGTGCCAGTTTGTTTAGCAATACCATCTAGGTACATCTGAGGCCATATCATAGCCTGACGTGCACGAAGGAGACATTCCAAAATTACCATATTCTTGGCATTCAAGCTTTGGGCGTGTCTGAAAGCATCTCTGATCGTTTCTTGTGCCTCGAGGAACACAAGTTCGTAGAGATTCTTCTCATCGGGATACATCTCAAGTTCCACGTTCTCGAAGTAACACGGAGGCAAACGAAGACGTTCACTGATTTGGGCAAGATCGTCCTTCGTGCGACGAAGGACGTAGATATCTTTGATCTTGTTGGTCATACCTTGCACAACCACCTTTGAGAGACCCAAAAAAGTAGTCAGTGACACAAAATCTCCCATTGAGTTAAACACAGGTGTACCAGTGACAATCCACTTGATTTGTGTCTGAATACGACATACACTCTTGAACAATTTGGACTTCTTGTTACGAATCTCATGTGCTTCGTCCAATATAACACGATCCCATTTCACCATGTGAAGAGGAGTATTGGTATTCCCTGTCACATTCTTGGGGGTAAGTAACGAATATGGTGCAATTGTTACATCAGCCTCTTTCATTTTCCGTTCTGGACCATCAAATATATTGATCGTCAAATCAGGAGCAAATCGATTTATTTCTTCCGCCCATTGTGTGATAATAGATTTGGGTAAGATGATGAGTGTACGAGGCTTAGGGTTCCCGAGTATGGTAGCCACGAGTTGTACGGTCTTACCTAGACCCATTTCGTCACAAAGAAACCCACCTTTGGGTCCTGATGCCTGGTTTTCCATAGTAAGCATCCAAAGGACACCCTCGCGTTGATACGGGGCAAAAAGACGCCCATTGAGGGTGTTTTTAGCCAATGTATATTGGTTTTCAATAGTCATCATATGGATCTTCGTCTGAGAGTATTTCGACTTCACAGATTATAGGTTCTACTTCCTTTTTCTTCCGAGTCTTCTTCAACTTAGGTGATGGAAGTTCATCTATATGTTCTCGGAAATAGAGTACTTTTTCCCAAAAATCCTTCATGATTGGGTAATTGGTTTTCCACCATTCGGGGTCTCGTTTAACATTAACGACATCAAATTCTTCGGGTTTAGGCCAATTGGTCTCTGCTGGTTTATATTGAATAAAATCTGCTTCTTCTAAGTCTAAAATCTCCATACACAACTGAAGTTGAGGCATATAATGGATTGGTACTTCACCAGGTATAATCTGCCGCATCGGGGGGCATTTAATCTCCACCAATTTCCCACTTTCACTCACACCATCAGGACTCCCCCCAAGCCATGTATATAAGGGGTGAGGACACAAACCAAGTTCATGTACGACCTCCCGATGCCTCTCTTCATATAGAATGCGTGCTTCATCCTCGTACTTCTCACCATGTCGTGTAGCTGCATTACCAGTGAATTTTTCACCGAGTCCACATTTTTTTAGTAAGAGTTCCGCAGGTGTTTCGTATTTATTTACACCGATGGCTGTCGCTGCATCCGAAGCGGTGAGCATCTTACCACGGAGAGCAAGCCATTCTTCAGACTTCTGTGCCGCATATTCCCTCTCGAGCAACGCTTTGACGTTGGGATGCATCTTAGATTAACTAAAGTTGTAATTTTTAAGCTCCTCCGCAACACTAAAATATGTTTGTGCTGCATTCTGTTCAGCTTGTTTCTTACTCTTAGCAACACCTCTAGCAACAAAAGCATCATTTATATGGATATCAATGTAGAATAGTCCCTCATGATGCGCAGCGACACGGTATTCAGGGAGTGGCCAATTCTGATTCTGACAATAACGCATGAGTTGATCTTTGAAATTATCATCGATCATGATACTATCCAAGTTAATGTATTTGGGGTCGTTATATATTCTAAGAACAAATTCCTTAGCGTGTAGTAAACCTAGATCCATGTAGATTGCACCAACGAGCGCTTCAAATACATCTTCAAGAATTTTTGGGTTATTATTCCATGTATTACGCATCCCCTTTTCATCCATAATAATATACTTATTTAAACCCATTATATCTGCGATGGAAGCAAGTGTCTCACTTCTAACGAGTTTGGTACGAGCTTTAGTTAGGAATCCTTCCTGTTTATGTTCATAACGATCAAATAAAAACTTTGTGATAATAAAACCTAACACAGAATCCCCCATGAATTCAAGTGTTTCAAATGATTCAGTAAATTGTTCATACTCTTTGAGAGCAGATTTATGAGTAAACGCTCTCTGATACAAAGACAGATTTTTGATCTTTGTAGCAACAAGCTGCTCGGCCACTTCTTTAGTAATGAAAGTAACCATGTTTATTATAGATTGTGTTTATTTTTTAAGCCTCCTTCTTGATGTAATGAGGAGAGAGGTATTTCTGCAGGTTAAGGTAAGTAACCACAACGTCCGCTGGGGGAGCGAGAAGGTCTCGAAGCTTATCGTCTAAAACAAGTTGGCGACCGTTCTCAGGATGCTTGAGACCGTTCGCGGTAATATACTTGTTAATAAACTTGGTAACCTCAGAGCGAGAAATTAGTTCACCTTCAGGAAGTTCGAGAAACGCACGCAACTTAGGAGTCACATCTTGCTTACGATTGAAACCGTTGTTGGCGGCGCGGGCCTTAGCCTTTTCACCGTCAGGATCCTCTTGAGTATTCTTGATCTTACGAACAATTTTGGTAAGACTCTTAACGTCACTACGGAGGGCAGCAATTTCCAGTTCGATGGTTTCAAGAGACATTATATATTTATTAGACCTATAATCTTTAAGTGATGTATATCACGAAAGCGAATAACGATAAAATGTACAACAAAATAAGCATCAATCGCACGTCAAAATTAGATTGTTCTGGTATTTGAGGACGTTTTATAATTCGGAAAGGTTCTCTGGGTTCTAGATTATTGTCATTGGTCGGACACCCACCAGAACAACAGTCTACTGAACAATTAATCACATGTGATCCTCTTCTTACCCCACAGAATTGATTACGCTTCACGTCATATACATCAGAATACGCAAAACACCTGCATTCGTCAATAATATTACAGACCATATTATAATGTGATATAATAATAATGAATACCGAAATTTATTCGAAAAGTAAAGTTGATAGGTATGAGAATGAAAATATATTTTTCAAAGATGAAAAATTAAAAAAATACTTTAACCGAAACGAACAACAAGATCTGCGTAAATTTAGAGAAAGAGTCCACACTAAATACCCAGACAAAAGCTTCGAAAGAATTATGTATTTATTCGTAACGAATTCAATCCGTGATATTATAATAGAAACTATCGCTGAACTTTCAAATTACATGAAAGACAGTGGTGATATGATAATCAGTGGTGGTGAAGCATTTAATTTATATATGGATTTCGAAAATAGAATCATAACCCCAGATATAGATGCAAAATTTATTCCTAGAATGCACTTAAATCAAAAGTTTTTTGGAAAACTTCAGGCAACTAAATTGTTACTGTGGGACAAGCTAGGTAAAACTGCGAAACTCTTGAATACTCGCATACAAAAGAGAATTTTGAATATGAAAACAAAACACTCTAAACTTTTCAAATTTTTGGGTATAGGTTTTACTACAAACGGTCCATTTGTAACTCGTCGTTATACCCTTATTAAAAAGAAAAAGATTGGTAAGAATAACAATCCCAGTAAGGGTGACATTTTTATAGATGTTGAGTTATTTGCTCTCGATTTAAATATACGTTTTTTTTCACCTAAATCTGGTAAAATTGAAACCCAAACACTTGGTGGTATTTTAGATATTCCATTTATGCGCCCCAAAGAATTTGGATATGAAGTAGTCTTAAATCGTCGCAAGGGTATTACATATATGAATGCAGAAACTGGAAAACTTGTCACACGCAACGACATTTACGTAGCAAGTAAGGAGTTTCTCATCGAAGATATTTATTTAATGAGTAAACTGAATCTCCGCCCAGATAAAAAACAGAGAGATCGTGTTCGCCTCATAAAACTTGGACAACTATTTGATAAAAATGTAAAAAATAGCGATTCTATCGATGATGTTTTTAAACGAATAAAACTTAAACTTAAAAAACGTAATCAACCAGTTGTTAAAAGAGATGGAAAGATTTCTATTAAAAAGGCGTCACAAATAAATCCATACAAGTATGAGAAATTTACTTCTAAACCGGTACCTGAACGTCTATCTAAACAATTAGTGTATGGGGTAAAGACATCCAGGAAAAATATGAACATCCAGAACTATGAAAAATCATCAGGAAATCAAATATTTAATTTAAATAACCTTAAATGGAAAAATGTGATAAATAACGCATATGTGAAAAATGAGTTCAATTTGAGACCAACAAATATAAAACCAATACCCAAAAATATGAACAAGACAAAATTATTATACGGATTTAAACCAAAACGTAATGCATGGGTACCTAATAAGGTATTAAATAAGTCTTCGGAAATTCCATTTGTTGGTTTAAAGAATTGAAACCTATAGTATTTAGAATGGTTACTTATTCCACCCCCACAAAAGGCGATGATGGTCTTTATTTCGTCAACACCACGCATGAAGATGGCCTAGTTCTAGTTCAACTCAATGATGTAAATGTTACCGATGTTTCTGATGATATTACATTTGATCTGAACTCTGACATGAATATCGAACAGATTGGTGTATTTGACAAAGATAACATGGACCAGGCTACTATCAATCAGGAAGAGTGGTTCGGTAAAAAGATTTCCAAGAATGTAATTGAACGAGCTTATGTACGCAGTGTTAATAACAACCAAATTACAGGCGAGCTTATCGATGCGACTAAGATTTTTAACCAGAAAAACGAACTCGTAGTTTCGGAATGTCTCCAGGTTGGTAAAAAGTGTAATATCCTTCTAGAGTTAAATGGCATTTGGTTCGCCAAGAAAACATTCGGTCCTTCTTGGAACGTTGTACAAGTAAAGGTTTTCGATGATCCCGAACCCGAACCCGAACCCGAACCCGAACCCGAACCCATTGTGACACCCAAAAATTACCCAGAGCAATACGCTCTTCTTGATGAGGATGTCCAATAAAAAAATTGTTATACATATATAAAAGATGATGATGAAAAAAGGTCGCCCCCAGGGACTTATGATGTTAGCTCTCGTTGGCGTTTTGATCTTTCTGCTTTTCAATTTAAATAAAAAATCTGAGTATTCAGTCCGTGAACGTGAATATGGTGCGTTTGGCCCTACTAGCTCCCCTACTAGTTCCCCATCTAAATCCAACGGTGGTGGGTGTGGTATGAACAAGGGTACAGGTCTCGCCTCTTCCCTTCTCCCCCGTGAGGTGGCATCCGATGAGGATTTTGGTGAATTTGCCCCAGAGGATATCCTCAAGGGACAAAACTTCCTTGAGCCTCGTCAACAGGTTGGTTTCCCTGAGACTGTCGGTGGTGCCCTCCGTAACGCCAATCAGCAGCTCAGATCGGACCCCCCTAACCCCAAGGAACCTTTCGTGTGGAACAACTCAACGATCGTACCCGATCTCATGCAACGCGACCTCTGCTAAACACTTAAAGATTATAGGTAATAATGATATAAATGTCTGTACCTACTGAACTATCGGAGAATGTATCCAAATTAATTGATCTTAATAAACAGTTAACTGCAGCTAAATCTGATATCAAAATCCTCAATCAGGAAGAGAAACGTCTAAAGGAAACCGTTAAAAAACATATGATGACTCAGGGTATTGATACCATTAACCTCAGGAAAGGTAAGATCAGTATTCGTACGTCTGTGCGAAAGGCGGGTATGAGTAAGGATGCAGTTAGGGAAGGACTTCACACTTTTTTTGGTGGAGACGACGCAAAAGTAGAAGGAGCCCTAAATGCCATTAAAGATGGACTTAAAACAAAAGAATCAACTTCTATTTCATTAACTGGTTTAAAAGATAAAACCGATCAGTAAATAAGTAAATAATAAACACTATGGTTTGGAGCCAATACGTATACGAAGCCACCAGCGGATTTGATCCCGACGTCAGTGATGACGACGAGTTCGATGATGAACACACTCCTCTGAATATCGAAGACTGGGAAGTCGAATACTCAGATGAATTATACCATATGTGGAATACGATGAATACACTCTTGTACGATGCACAAATTGAACATACAGGGAAGTTTTGTGACTTTGTTGAATTTTGTTATGTGGAACATGATACAGGTTTGACAAGTTTAACATGGGAAGATCAATGGTACGATGAACGACTTGCTCACATTTGGAAAAATATCAGGCGCAGTATAAACGATAACGGGTTCCATGAAGATATGATGCGTGGTGCAACGTTTAATGATTTTAGCAACTTCACCAAAAATTATATGTGTATATATTAAATGCTCCCCGATATTACCACCCAAAAAGTTGCTATACCAGCCGCTCTTTTTCTTGCGCTCAGCCCAGGTGTTTTAGTGACAACCACTGGTAAAAGTGTCAAGTTCATGAATGGCAAGACTGGTCAATCCACAGTATTCTTTCATGCACTCGTGTTCTTCCTTGTGTACAGTCTCGTCGCTAAGGCGATGGGCCTTGTCCTCACTAAGACTGATCTGCTTGTGACCACTGCTATGTTCCTTGCGCTTAGCCCCGGTCTTCTCTTGACCCTCCCCCCAGGTTCGGGTGGTGTGCTCAAGTCTGGTCAGACTAGCCCCGTAGCCGCTTTAACTCACGCACTTGTGTTTGCGGTGATCTTCGCGCTTTTACGTCGTCAATTTCCTCAGTACTATTAAATAAGGGATGAAATATCTAGTAATTGGACCTGGGGGGATGGGGATATTTACACTCGTTGGGTACCTAAAACGTATCGAAAATCAACTAATTGACGTAAAAGAAATATCAGGATCATCTGCAGGTGCAATTATATCATTATTCCTATCCATGGGAATGTCAATCGATGAAATTTATAATAATATGCTATCTGTTGACATTTCGAAATTAGTTAAAATACATTTAGGCTCGTTTTTTAGTAAATTTGGACTAATTGACCTAGAACCCATTCGAAAAAAATTGAGAAATATTTGTGGTAAAGATCCAACATTTAGTGAGTTAGATATGACTATTTTCATATCAGCTTTCTGCTTGAATACAGGTGAAACGGTGTATTTTTCTAAAAATAGTCACCCAAATATGAAAGTGATTGATGCAGTGTGTATGAGTATGGCTATACCATTAATATTTACATCTGTTAAATATCAAGAACATACCTACGTAGATGGAGCTACTAAAGAACACGTCCCATTCTCACCATTTGTTGATAAAAAAGTACATGAAATTACATGTTTAAAATTGAATATAAATTCAATATATAGAGAAAATATAAATAACCCAAGAGAGTATTTAGAATGTTTAGTTCGTTCATCATTACAGACTAAACCAGAATACAATAACAAGGGTATAAATACAATAGAAATTGATATAGATGAGACTACATTATTCAATTTTAATATGAGTTATGAAGATAAAATAAAACTTTTTAACATTGGATATTCATCCAGGGAATAGATACTTTTTTTGTTAGTTTATTATAAATATGGATGCATGCGATCCTAACGTTGATTTAGATAATCTAGGTAAACTTATTAGGTTACATACAGCAGTAAATGTTAAACTAACAAAAAATGAAATGTGCGAGGCTTTTCAAGAAATTCAAAATGGTAAACTACCTTTACCACCTCTAGTATTAAATGGTAATCGTACATATCTTATAGATAAGAAGTCACCCCTCAAAGTAAACGATTATGATCTTCTATTTGACTCCACAACGAAAAGAGATGATCTAAGACGCGTCGCACGTAAAGTCAATATAAAAAAGACTGAACAAATGACTAAATCTCAAATTGTTAATGCTATAGGTAACCGTCTAAGATATATGAAAATACGAGAACCTGTAAAATTACACAGGAAACGGACTATCAAGGTTGAAGATATCACGGTGAACAACAACACACGGTTGAACAACAACACACGGTTGAACAACAACACAGCAGTGAACAACACGCGGTTGAACAACAACACAGCAGTGAACAACAACACAGCAGTGAACAACAACATAGCAGTGAACAACAACACAGCAGTGAACAATACAGCAGTGAACAACAACACAGCAGTGAACAATACAGCAGTGAACAACACAGCAGTGAACAACAACACAGCAGTGAACAACACAGCAGTGAACAACACAGCAGTGAACAACAATACACGGTTAAATAATGAAACTAAAAACGATATAAAGTTCAAATCACCGAATTTTGAACAGCAATCTTCAAATTCTAAATCTAGTAATCGAGTTTCATTTCCTAAGGGAAGTATTTTTATGAAGGGAAGTAAACCTAAATTCATGGGTGGAAATGTAGCTGCTGCACCCCAAAAAGTAAATACACCTAACAACACCCCAAAAAAATCATTATTCGGTAGTTTATTTTCAGGTTCAAAAAAAAACGTCAATTTTTTAAAAGCTGATAAATTCGGTGGAGCAAGGACAGGATTTGTATACAAAACCGGTAACAAGGGTTTAGGGTATTATAAGAATGGTGGACCACTTGTTACCGAAGGGCCTTCACTAAAACCATCCACCAATAAGAACGTTTTACCATCTACCAATAAGAACGTTTTACCATCCACCAATAAGAACGTTTTACCATCCACCGATAAGAACGTTTTACCATCCACCAATAAGAACGTTTTACCATCCACCAATAAGAACGTTTTACCATCCACCAATAAGAACGTTTTACCATCCACCAATAATAACGTTTTACCGTCCACCAATAAGAACGTTTTACCATCCACCAATAAGAACGTTTTACCATCCACCAATAAGAACGTTTTACCATCCACCAATAAGAACGTTTTACCGTCCACCAATAAGAACGTTTTACCGTCCACCAATAATAACGTTTTACCATCCACCAATAATAACGTTTTACCGTCCACCAATAATAACGTTTTACCGTCCACCAATAAGAACGTTTTACCGTCCACCAATAATAACGTTTTACCGTCCACCAATAATAACGTTCCACTTAATTTCGCGATCGGTAAAATTAAAGGTTTAGGGCTTAAAAGTGAGAAAAAGTTTATAAAACAATTAAATTTTGGTGGTAATAAACGGAAAAATATAATAACAGCTGCTGAACGGGCACATGAACAAGAAAAAGAATTATTAAATTTTTTAAATGATCTAAACATATCTAAAGCTCAATTAAACGGGTTTGTAAGTCGTATGGATGTAGAGGATTTAGAATTATTAAAAAGACAAGCTAAATTGGTTTCCAATGACACTTCTAATAACAAAAAAAATAAATATAATCAAATGAAATCTCTACTTGAAACATTATCATCCCTCAATAAAGATGATAAAAATTCATTTTTAGAGCGGACTAAGACAGATAACTCAAATATTACGCGATTATTATCTGAAGCTATGAAATTGGATAATGAAAAATCTCAACAGCGTTCTATAGACAAAAGGGAAGAATACAGACAACTTATAGTTAACATTAAATTAAGTGATAACGATAAGAATATATTGATATCATCAATAACCTATAAATCTAACCTGAACCTGATGAGAATAGAGGCAGAGACATTGGTTAAAATTAGAAAGGATGAAAAAATGAATACGATTCAAAAAAATATGTTATTCTTTTTGACACCATTAAAAATAAACCAACAAAATAAAAATAATTTCATAAAACGCTTAAATAATAATAATACAAATATTGAATCTCTCAAACGAGAGGCTCTCGATTTACAAAATAAAACAATTGAACAGACAAATGAAACAAATCGAACTATGTTAAAAACTCGATTGAATGAATTAGGTCTAAATAATTCGAATAAGCTCATTATTATGAAACAATTCGCGAATGGTAATAAAAATATTAACAAGTTAATTTCTAATGCTAAATCACTGAAACAAACTAGAAATAATAATACTCTCTCTAAAAAGGAACAAGAATATGTAACATATTTAACATCTTTATCTAATCTCACAAATGAAGACAAGAGAGAATTGATGAACAATGGAAAATTAAATAAACAAAAAGCTCTAGAAATATCGAATAAACGAAAGAAATTTAAAAAGGATACTGATATTTCATCTTTGAATAAAATTTTGAATGAAATTGGTATTATCAATCAAGAAAAAATAAATCTCCTCAATTCCTTTAAAATGGATAAGATGACATTCAATGGAGTCAAAAATAAAGCATATGAAATGAAAGAAAATAAAAATAGAGAAAAACGAACCAAAAACCGTCAAACCCTTGAAAATATATTAGAAAAAACAAACCTTTCTAAAAATCAAAAAACTACATTATTTGGAAAATTCAACTCGGGAGAAACAAAATTGAACAATTTACGTAAAAATATTAATAATATAGTATCAAATTTAAATAGTAAAAAACTTTCAAAAACCATAGAAAAGTTTAAGGAATATATGAAAAACACCCCCTTGTCTCAACAAGATAAGAACGCTTTCATAAGTAAATTGACTTTGAATGGAAATGAAGATTTAATCAAAAAGGAATTAAATACTTTAATTACAACTATAACATCTAAACAACGTAATCAAAACCGAGATGAGATTGTAGAATATATCAAAACAATCGGTCTTAATAATAAAGAAAAAAAAAATATAATTGATAAATTTAATGCTAATGATACTATAATAATTAATAGTATTAAACAAGAAGCTAATATTTTATTATCTGTTTCTAGGGGTGAAAAATTGAACCGTAATAGGATAAATCTTAAAAATTATATGAAAAATTTAAATATAAATAATTTATCTAAAACGAGTTTTATAAATAGATTGAAAAATGAAGATTTAGAGGGTATTAAAAATGAAGCAATAAAATTCTCCGATAGAACGAAGAATGATAATAAGAAACAAAAAAATAATAACATTAAAGCTTATGCAAATGATATTGGGTTAACTAATATCGGTAATAAACAAAGTATTATAAATAAAAATTTAAACATTAACGAAGCTAAGAAGATGGCGAATCTTATGTTAAAAGGACGAATAGAAGAAAGGCGTGTCAAGGATAAAAATGCATTGAAACTACGCCTTTCTGAAATGGGTCTAAACAATAATAACAAAAATCAATTTTTATCTAATTTTAATCTAAATGCACCTATAAATAAAATACTCGCTAACGCTGATGCTTTTATAAGAACAAAAGGATCGAAACAACGTAACAAAGAATATGATAACCTTTTAACATACATGAATAATAAAAGATTAACAAATGAAGAAAAGGTTGTTTATATTTCCGAATTTAAAAATAATGCTAAAATAGATAATATTAAAGCTAGAATATATAAATACGTTACAAATAAAGGAATTCAAAAAAAATCGAATGAAAGGGTTGAATTAATCAATTATTTGAAAAAAATGAAATTAGGAGATAAAAACATTATATCACTCGTCAACAATTTCGATAACACGAATGCTAATATAAATTCATTAAAGGAGAAAGCTGCGAATCTGACTTCTAAAAGAAAACAAGAACAATTTGCGATCGACGAATCTGAATTCTTGAACTATTTAAATACATTAACTCATTTAAGCGCGGACAATAAAGTTGATATAACGAATAAATTAAATGGTTATTTCACGAACTGGAATACAATTAAAAAATCCGCTACGAATCAAGATCAGGTACGTTTAAGGGAACAACAAGATACGTTGAGGAACGAACTCATCACTGAAATGAAGAAATTAAATTTTACCGATGAGATGATGAAACCATTTTTAACAAATTTTAATAGTAATAAAAAATCACAAAGCGTCGTATTGAGTAATATTAAAAATGAGAAAATGCGACGTAATCAACAGAAAAAGAATACAAATAGACAAGAATTATTACAATATTTAAATACTTTACATATTAATCAATCAGATGTAAATCAGGCATTAAGAAGTTTTAATGCAACTTCGAATTTGAGTAAAGTGAAAGAAAGTGTTAAAAGTATCGAGACAAATAAGCTCACAATAAGGCGAAATACCTTAAAACAATATATGAACAATCTTGAAATAAATGCAAGTGAAAAAAATGACATAATAAAAACGTTTAATAAAGACCCTGAAAATGAAGATGAAATCCGTCGAAAAATTAAACAATTAAAAAATGAAAAAAATACACAGAATCGTATGAAATTACGAAACGAACTTTCAAAGTATATCAACACTCTCAATATGTTAACAAATAATAATAAGAAGTACATTTTAAATACAAATATCATAAATTTGAATAAAAATAAACAAATGGCTAATCAAATACAAGAAGATAGAAAACGGTCAAAACGGAATTCGAATACACAAATGTTACAAAATCGAATCAAAAATATGCATCCCGAAAATCAACAATTCTTATTGAATAAATTTAAAACTAAAAATGTCACTGTACAATCTTTATTAAATAATAGTGAGTCTATAAGATTTAAACGTAAACAAGATGAAAAAGCTAAAAATAGAAATGAATTATATGATTTTATTAATAAGTTAGATATGAATGTGTCAGATAGAGATATTTTAATGAATAAATTCAATAAAGCTAATGTATCTTTGGCAAATCTAAAAAATCAAGCATCAGAATTAATGAACAAAAGAATATCAAATAAACGGATTTCTAACCGTGGAGATTTGAATAACTTTCTAAAGAATCTCAATCTCAGTGGTGATGATAAACAATCTATACTAAGTATATTTAACGCTAATAATAATAAAACTCTCATATCTATGAAAGCTGAAGCTGAAAATCTCGTCATGAAACGAAAGATTGAGACAAGATTGGTAAACCGAGGTGATCTTTCTAAATATATTACAAACCTGAAGTTGAATAAGTTGGATACCAATTCAATTTTAAGTAAATTTAACTCGAATAATAACATTTCATTATCAGAAGCCCAAAATGAAGCGGCTCGTCTTTTAAATAAGAGGGTTCAAAATAAAAAGGAAGAAAATCGTAAATCTTTGATTGATTTTATGCTTCCATTAAATATAACAAATGGAAATAGAAATGGGATATTAAAATTATACGACAGCAATTCAAATAGTATTGAAAAATTACAACAACAATCATTGAATATTCAAAATGTCTATAAAGATAGAAAAGAGCAAAAGAAAAATTTATCAAACTACATCAATCAATTGGGTGTTAATGGGTCGACCATTCTTAAAAAATATAACAATAGTGAAACCCCTAATGTACGACAATTAAAGGACGAAGTTAACAAATTAAAGCTGGAAAAGAACTCTAAATTAGTGAATAATAAAGGGAAAAATCTACGTAATTTTTTCGAAAATAAACAATTGAGTATGCAAAATAAACAATTTTTCTTGAATAAAATTAATGTCAATTCTAATATGAACATCATGAAAAAAGAAGTTAAATTGTTAAATGATAACATCAAAGCTAAAAATGAAAATTTCGCTCGTAAAAAGACCGAATTAACCGTTTTATTGAATGATTTAAATAATTTAAATAAGAATCAGAAAAATACACTGTTAAGTAAAGTTACTGGTCCGAATATAAATTTTAACGCTCTGAGAAATGAAGCGATTAAACTCTCAACTTCCATTAAAAAGGGAAGAGAAAACGATGAACGCCGCGAGGAAGAAAATCGTATCAAAGCTATATCAAATAAAAAAATCACAAATAAAACTAGATTAAATGCACACTTAAATTCACTTAAACATCTCACAAATGAGGAAATGAATGGATATAAGAACAGTCTCAAGAATGGAATTGGTAACATAGATCAGCTGTTAATTAGCACTATTGAAAAGAATAAGGATAATGAAAAAGACAAAGACACGTTACGTGATTATATAAGAAATTTAAGCATATCACAAATCAAAAAGGAAAAATATTTAGCCGCAATCGAAGTTGCACATGTAAACATAAAACCAATTAGAGTACAAATAAATAAAACTGTAAAACAAAATAGATTGAATATTGAAAGGTTTAAAATAGAAATACAATCGAAACTTAAATCCTTAAAAACATTGAAACCTGAAGAGAAACTTAAATTTATAAATAAAATGAGTTCTGTAAATTCTAAAATTGTACTAGAAGAAGCTCAAAAACTTAATAATTCTAGATTACAAGAAAAAAAGAATAAAGAGCAAAAATTAAAAAACGTTTCAAGTGAACTTCAAAGTATGACGGATTTGACTCATGAAAACAGGAAAACATTAATGAATCAACTGTCTACGAATAATAAAAATACAGTGATTAAAAAGGGACGAAACCTGAATGCATCCAGAAAAAATGAACAGTCGAAATTGAAGATTCGACAAGAAATGCAATTTAATCTTAAAAAAATCAATGGATTAACAAATGATAATATATCTTCATTTATGAAAAAATGGAACAACTCTCAAAATAAAAATATTTTAGAAAACGCTAAGAAGTTCGCATCTATGAAAAATATAAAAAATTACATTACGAAGGTAAATATACCAAACACGATTAAACAGTCCTATATTAAACAAATTGAACAAAGTGGTGCAAATGCGAGACCAATCAAAGTACTTGTTAATCAAGATGTAAAATTATACATTTTAAAGAAACAATTAAAAGTAAATATATCTAAAATTGTTACTGGTTTAACTGGTCAGTACCGACGAGGGTGGGAGGGTGCAGTAAATGATGCACAAACCGAACCCAAACTAAAAGAAATTGAAGAAGATTTATTAAAAAGACAAAAACTCCGCAATAGGGTCGAGCGTAGTAAAATTGGACCTCTAAAAAAGAAAGGACATATGACTCGCGTCATGGATGTAAAAGATGACGTCAATCAAAGAATGAAAATCCTTGAGCAACAATTAGAAGAGAAAATAATTCAAGATGCGATCCCTTCTAAGCATAGTGCTATAAATAGATTAAAAACGTTATCGACAAATAGGAAGACATTCTACAAAACCAAAATTAAATCCGCTAAAACTACGAATAACCTTAATAGAATTCAAAGGGAAGCTGAACAAGAAAACATGAAGAATGTTGTCAAACCATCTAATGTAGTTTTAAATATGAAGAATGAAAAAACCATGATGGAAAATAGGAAAAAAGCACAAGTAAAACAAAAGGGTATTTTAATAAATAAACAGAAAGAAGCTGAATCTAAGAGGAATATAAAAGCAAATATGGCTTTTAATCTCAAACTCGCAGAAAAGAGGCGAATTTTGAGAGAAAGAGAGGCTAAGTCAGCCACAAAAAAATAAATAATGTAAGTAAAAATGAATGAATATGACGACTGTACCGTGACTACCGACATGCCTCTCAGCGACGAGGTTGCAGATTTCATCGAAAGGGGTCTTAATGGGGATGTGGATGTAAAGGAATGGTGTGACAATAACCTCGATAATATCGCAGAGATATATGAGAAGTACGGGCATTCGTACATGTCATATAGGGATGCGGAATTGGTGTTGGTATTTGCGAAAACGTTATACGAGAATAAGATTTCAGACGCACGTGAAAAGTTGTCTCTATTTGTAGCGTGTCAAGATTAGATTGTAATTTAAAGAAATAATGTCCCTTTATAGTAATGAAAAACTGTGATGTTTGTTGTGAAAAGATCAATAAAATAAATCACAAAGAAGTTAAGTGTCCTTTTTGTGATTTAACGAGTTGTCGTTCATGTTCTCAAAGATATATATTGGAATCTTTTGAAGACCCACATTGTATGGGTTGTAAAACTGCATGGAATCGTGAATTTGTTGATTCATTTTGTACAACGTATTTTAGAAATACTGAACTTAGAAAACATCGTGAGAATATTCTATTTGAAAGAGAAAAGGCACGTATACCAGAAACCCAACCAGAAGTTGAGCGAATTATACAGATGCGAAGACTTCGTCGTACAATCCAACAACAAAAAGAAAAACTCTTTGAATTTCGTACTAAATATCAATTATCTGAAGCTGATACCCCATTACCACAGGAAGTTCTTATACTTTATAAAGATATGGAAAATACATATAAGAATCTTGATCAACTTCGAAGTGGTAGGACATTGACGGATTATGAAGCTAGGCGGTTTGTACGCCAATGTCCAATTGAAAAATGTAAAGGTTTTCTTAATGAAGAATGGTATTGTGGTTTATGTGAATGTAAATACTGTAAAGGGTGTAACGAATTACTTACAGATGATCACATATGTAATCCAGAAACTGTAAAAACAATGAAGCTTTTAAATAAAGATAGTAAATCATGTCCCAAATGTGGTACAGTCATACATAAAACAAGTGGATGTGCTCAGATGTGGTGTATTTCATGTCACACAGCATTTAACTGGCGAACCGGTGAAATTGAAACTGGTCGAATACATAATCCACATTTTATAGAATTTAAAAAAAGGGCTTCTATGTCACGTGAACATGGTGACATTCCATGTGGTGGAATGCCATCATTTAGAGAGTTACGAGGAGTTGGTGCAAGTGATCATATTTTAGAATGTGCAGCGATTATACATTACGTAGAACGCGAGAATATGTATTTAGATATATTACCGATAAATAACACTCAATTACGAATATCTTACATGCTAAATGATATAGATGAAGTAGATTTTAAAATTGTTTTACAGCGTCAAGAAAAGTTTATAGAAAAATCGAGAGATATATCTAATATTTATGAAATGATTTCAAACACGGGGGGTGATATTCTTCGACAGTATATTCTCGATACACATAGGCATGATGAGATTATAGATATGCTGTATAAAATTATAGATTACGGTAATGACATTTTTGGTACAATTCGGAAAAGGTATAACTGTATACACCCTAAGAACTTTTAAAGGTTGATGCAATGTTATAAGCTAAAGATATTCTCTTACCCTTTTCATTCTTTTTCACCGCGTGAGATAAGTGTGATGGAAATATTATAACCGTACCCTCTTTTATATCTCTTACATCACCTGTATCAAAATTTAATTGAAATGTAGGCGAAAATTTATAATCGTTAATATCTGTGAATACAAGAGGACTTTTTTCATTCTCATCGTGAAGAATGTAAATAAATGAAAATGATGGGTAGTAATGTTCATTTTCACCAAGTGGTATGAATGGATATGTTTTATGATCATGTCGTTCAAAAAAATCACCAACTCTGTAAGTAGTATACCAAGTATTGGTTATTTTTGAGTTATTTAATTCTATATTATAAGTATCCATCTTATTGTACTTCTTCAACATTTCATCAAGAGGATTCCATACAATCGTTTTCGTGATATAATCATCAAATAGATATGACGAATACCTACCATGGTTTGTAATAGCACCTGAACCAAGGGTAAAGAATCTATTATCTTTATTTTCAGATTCTTCTAGTTCTATTTTAGGTAATAAAATTTCCTTGATCTTGGTATGTTCCTTTTTATCGACATTATACCAATATATGAAATTACTCGGAAATTGATAAAATGACATTTAAAATATAAAACGATACACCTTTAACACCCTTTATGTATCAACTGAACGTTGATGCGACGTTATAAGCTAACGTTATTCTCTTACCTTTTTCATTTTTTTTAACTGCATGCTCTAAATGCGCAGGAAAAATCATAACAGTACCTTCTTTTATGTCTTTCATCTTACCTGTATTAATTACTGTTTCATAGTCGTCTGAAAACATGTACTCATTTCTATCAATGAACATGGTTGAATTTTGTTGATTATCATCTTGTAAAATATAAATTAATGAAAATGTAGGATAGTAATATTCACTTTCATACTGGGGTATCACAGGAAATCCCTTATGACTATGTCGTTCGAAAAAATCTCCGACCTTGTAACTTGTATACCAATGTTTTAATATTTTAGATTTGTTAATTATTAATTTATAATTATCCGTTTTATTATTATTTTTTATCATATCATCGATTGGATCCCATACAATCGTTTTTGTTATAAAATCATTTAACAAATATTCTGAACTCTTTCCGTAATTAGTAATAGCACTAGATCCTAGTGGAAAATGATTGGAACTTTCATTTGCATATTCTGATTCACTTGATTCTATTTCAGGTATCAACATCTGTTTTATTTTTTCATGTTTTTCTATATCAACATTAAACCAATATAAAAAATTACCAGGTAATCTCTCAAAAGGCATTTAAAGATATATTGTATTCTATCTTTAAATGGGTGGCTTATCAAATTTGAATGGTTATTCATATGGTAGTATTTTTGGTTTCGCTACACTACTTGGTATATTACATGTATTGTTAGGCCCCGATCATGTAACTGCTGTAGTTGCTCTAGTTTCCGGTGTAAAAAGACGTCAATATGGAATTGGTCAAGGGAAATTGACACTTATGAAAAAAACAGCTATGCAAGGTTTTAGATGGAGTGTAGGACATACGGTTGGTTTAGGTTTTATGACAGGTGTATTTATGTTATTTAGAGATCAAATACCAATCGATACAATTTCCACTGTAAGTGATATAATCGTTGGTTCACTTATGATTATACTTGGTGTTATATCACTCACTAATCTATACTTTTGGTGGAAAAAAGAAATACGCATCAATAAGCATATGATAGATGTTGAGACCGATGTGTTACATCCATCGGAGGGTGTACCAATGGAAGTTGTATCTGGTTCAGAAGCTCATGTCGATGCTCACAATCACGAGTTTACACACACCCACCGGGTGGACGGTGACATAAGGGATTCTAAATCATTATGGGATCGTTTAAAACTTACACAAATAGGTGATAATTTTTCCGATAATGAAAAAGGTGCATATACAATGGGTACACTTCATGGTGTATCTGGTCTTTCGGGTATTGTTTATACATTACCAGCTCTATTTATAGAAAATAATGTAAAACTCATACTATATCTATTTGGATTTTTCACAAGCTCCATTACATCGATGACTTTATTAGGTGGTATATTGGGTTTGACTCCCGGTGGTAAAAGGTCTATTATGGTTACAAATCTAATAGCCGGTACGAGTGTAATAGGTGTAGGTATGATGTGGTTAATTTTAACATCTCAAGGAAATTTAAACCTTTAAAGAATAAAACCCTTTGAAAATTATATGTATATTGATAAAGAATTCGAGGATCATGACATATATATTTTTAGGAATATAATACCAATTGATATATGTGAAAAAATGACATATTTTATAGAATATAACGACAAAAAGACAGATACAGATAATCCTACATATTTAAAGACTTATCATTTAACTGATGAAAAAAAGACCCGGGAAATGGACACTGATCATATCGATAAATATACTAAGGAAATCATACAGAATTTAGATAAAATTCCATCTGAAATGTCATCTCCTGTAATATATAGAAAAGTGTATGGTGAAACAAAACTACATATAGATGGTTGTGGTGTAAATGCTGAAAATGGACTCTATCGAACCCTGTCATTGATTTTTTCGTTTAATAATAATAAAGGTGGTAGATTCACTTTTCCGAGACAACATATTTCATTTCATCTAAACCAAGGGGATGTTGCTGTATTTCCACCATTTTGGACACATCCACATGAGGTTTCAGCACCTGAACCCGATACATATAGATACACGGGTATTTCCTGGATGTATTGCAATGCAGGTCGTACTTAAAACTTTAATACCCTCATATATTAGATGAAGTGTGTGGATACATTTTCTGAAAACAGTCTCTACAAGATAAAGTTGGCAAAGACTCGTAAGAATGTCCTTGACGCTATGTACCAGCGACCGAGTATCGTGGAGGTGCGTCCTATTAGGGAAAATCTGAGACTTCGTTTACGTTTCACCGAAGCGATAAAAGAAGCACAGGAAATGTGTAAAATGGATAAGGATTCATCGGAGTGTCATTGGGCTTGGTACGAGGTGGATGAGTTAGAGGATTCTATGCTACGTCTATACCCCGATAGATGGTAACATTTGGTGGATCATCATCATACCCATAATACTGAATCGATACCCCAAAGAGATCTATCATTTCCGGATTAACTTCTTCATTCATGTATCTTTTCCAATTTTGTAAAGTTGTGTGGAAATATTCAACACCATCCTCTGAAAATGCACAAATACGCATGAATGGCCTACTACGTAGCTTTCTCATATATTCATAAACAGCGTCAGGTAAAGTGGGTGTTCTATTATATACTGATTTTAACACGTCGTCAATGTACTATCCATGTGAAGCGCAAATTATATTTACCTGCATTTTAGGAAAC